GCATTCCAGGCGTTGAGGAGCGCCCGCAGCAGATCCAGCCATTGGGCCAGATCCGCTGCGGACATCGTTTCGCCTTGGCCGAGGGTGCCGAGTTCAGTCGCCGCCGAGGCGGCGATGGCTCGAGACGTGACCAACATCTCAGGGGCCTGTCGGTCCGGTTGGACCCGTCGATCCGGTCGGTCCGGTCACGCCAGTCGCTGGACCCGTGGGGCCTGTGCTACCGGTCGGACCCGTCACACCAGTCGCTGGACCCGTGGCACCGGTCGGACCCGTGCCGCCGGTCGGACCAGTAATGCCGCCAGCCCCGCCGTAGAGTTCCGTGAAGTTGGCGTTGATGTCCTCGATGTTTTTCGAGGTGAACACGCCCCCGCCGCGAATCGTGATCTGACCCATTTAGGTCTCCGTCTTCCGCGGTCTCCCGCGTGGTTTCTTCGGTTCATCATGCGCCGGTTGAGTCGGCAGATCCGTGATCAGCCGATACCCATCCGGCGCAGGCCAGTCTGGTGAGGGGGCGTCCAGGCCACCGGCCTGCACCGCCGCCTCGTAGTCAGACACAGTCTGCACGATGAGAAAGACCCCGCCACGCCAGTAGACGTGACGGGGAAACGTCAGATCCGACACTACGCCACCGAGGCGGCAATCGAACCCATGCCAATGACCTGATAGCTGTCAGAGGCATCGCCGTTCTGCGTCACGCCGGTCACGATGATGATGAACCGCTTCGAGTTCAGCAGCGCAATCGTCGCCACCGTGCTCTTGCTGTTCCCAACCACCAACGTCCCGCCCGTGCCGACCGCCACCGTCAGCGTGGTATCACCCACGTTCACGATGTCGAGTTCGAACGAGGCGCCGACCGAGCAGCCCGGCAGCGCCGCATTGAGCAGCGTGGCCGTCGGCAAAGTCGCCGTCTGGGCATCGTCGCAGTTCACGATGAGCACGCCGCCGAGCACTTCGGCCGCGGTCAGCGTGCGGGCCCCGCCGCTGGTCGTCAGCGTCATCGCTGTGGCGACCCGTGTCGGGACGGGAATCATTCCCATCCGTGGTTCGCCGGTCAGCGGGGAGAAACCAGAACCGTAAGGCATTGTCATGTGATTCTCCTCTTAACCGCACGCGATGGCGACGGCGCAGTTATCTGAATAGAGCGAGCCGAAGCCCATCAGGACATCGAACCGGTGGATCATCTTCGACTGAACAGGGTCCCACGCCTTCACAAAGCGGATGCTGATCCCGGTGTCGGGATCCCGCTGCTGTGACGACATCTCGACCGCTTTCGGCGTCTCGAGCTTGACCCCGACCAGCGCGAACGCATCGGGATGAATCGCCAGGCCGACCTTGCCCACTTTGCCGTTCGGACTCGTGGTGCCCGGCCAGAGGACCAAGGCGGTCGTCGCCGTCGGCAGCGCGTTCACGTTCTGATACGGCGACCCAGGGCCGTAAATCGCTGGCGAGATGCTCAGCGTGGCCGAGGTGCCCGACGCCGTCACGTCCGCGAGGACCGTGACCTGCATCGTGGTCGCCGTGGTGGTCGTGCGACGGGTCATCGGGTTGACGGCATAGAAGCCGGTGATCCCGATCTTGTCGCCCTTCTTGAACGTGTCGCCGTTGGTGCAGGTCACGGCAATCGTCGTGTCCCCGCTCGCCATCGTGGTCGTGATGGTCACGGCGCCGGCCCACGTGCCCGCGGTGTGGCTGTAGAGCGACATGCTCTCATACCACTTGAACCCGCTCAGACGCCCGAGGGAGCCTTCCTTGAACAGCCGCGACACTTCGTCATCGGGCTGGAACAGGGACTGAATCGCCGGGGTCAGCGAGGTGTTGACCGAGGGCGGGATGATAAAGCCCTTGTTGCCTGAGGGCGGGCAGGCTTTCTCAATCAGCCGCTGGCGGGCCTGCATCGTGATCGTGGTCGAGGTCGGGTCGGTCCCGAGCACGCCGACGACGTTGTTGGCATGCTGATAGGCATACTGCGTGAACCGGCTGTCAATCTCCTGCGCGATATAGGACATGCAGGGATCGAGCACCTGATCACGCAACTGCGCATCGGGCTTGGTGACTTCGAGGGCCTTCTGCACGTCATCCCACTCAAGGTCTACGCCGAAAATCTGATCGACCGTGACCGTGGTGTAGATGCGTGTCACCGCCTGTGGGTTATACCCGAGGCCGGTGCGAATCGTCGGCTGGAACGGACGGGGGACACGGACGGTCTCGCCGACCGCGAAGTCCCGCGTAAATTCCTTGTTGTAGTTCGTGTTGCCAAACTGGGCCACGGCCAGCTTGTTCGTGAGCAGTCGGAGCCCTTCAGTCGTCAGCCAATCGACGACATTCCAGGAGTTCGTTGTCGGCATCGGAGCCGCCTATCTATGTGCCGCCACATCTCGCGCATTCTGCGCAGCCTTGTAGCGACGAAAGTCCCCAGACGCCAGCGCCGCATCGACATCGTCCACGGGCGCAACGGCTCGTGTCGATAAGGTCTGCGGAGGCGGCGGGGCACTCGTCCGAGGGACAGATGGCACCGAAGGAGGCGTCAGACTCGCATCAATCTTCCCAAGCTCGTAGACGGCACGCGCCGGCGGGAGGCTCAGGATGCGTTGAAACTCGTCTTTATGCGTGCCGAGATGGTAGAGCAACTGCGGAGGACTCGCAGACCGGGCGATCACGTCGCCCATCGCTTCCGTCGTCGCATTCTGCACCGGCAGATGCTGCGTAATCGGATTCACCACCGACCAGTAGTCGGGATGGTCCGTCACAAAGGTCTCCGCGGCGTGACGGTAGGCGGTCTGCAACTCCGTGGCCTCTCGAGCCGCTTCTGCGCGGGCTTGCTGGTCCGCATAGGCGTGCTGTTTCCGAGCGGCCACATCCAGCGTAAACTCGGCGCTATAGACTTCATAGCGAACATCCGATCCCGCTGGCTGCTGCGTGCTCCACGTATCGTAATCAGGAAAGGCCGCGGCAGGCGATGAGACTGCCGGTTGGACATCTGGGCGGCTGACCGGGACAGGTGCTTGGACTTCGGCACGCAATTGCGCCCGCGTCTTCAGCAGCCCGTCAATCTCGGCTTGCAGTTCCTGCTTCCGACTCTCGGCGTTCTTCTTCTTCGGTGAGCCCGGTTCCGAGGCGGGCGTGGTAGCAACCTCCGTCGAGGCGACCTGCGCGGCAGGTTCGGCGGCAGACGAGTCCGCATCTTCCGTCTTGGGGGCTTCGCCGGTCTTGCGCCATTCCGCCACTTGGGCGCTGCTCATCCCCGAGAGGTTCGGGAGGGCTGGACCCGCAGGCGTTTCAGCGACCGCTGACGAGGCGGCAATCGGTTCGTCGGCCATGCTGGTTACTTCCTATCCATGGGTATGGTCACGAAGTATACACGGGTTTGCGGTCGCTGCTCAGGAGTTTGATGGCCACATCAATCTCCCGCAGGTCCATCGCGGCATCGGCCACGCCATGCCAGTCGGCCGCTTCGACCTTCAGGAGCAGATCCGAGATAATCACCGCCCGCCGCCGTTCCAAGAGCGGCAGGCTCATCATGCCGACGGCTCCGCAGGTTCAGGGGCCAGATCGGCCGCTTGCTGCCCTTGCTCTAAGGCTTGCTGGTGCCCCTGTGCACCCTGCTCGAGGGCCTGCTGATGCCCGACCTGCGCCGCTTGCAAGGCCTGCTCGTGCTCCTGCTCGCTCAGGGCCTTTTCATGCGTCATCTGGGCCGTGGCGTGGATCACATCCTGGGCGTGCCCGACATGCTCCATGTGGAGGTCGAGCGCCTTCGCGCTGCGCTGCTCCACCGCATCCACGAACGTCCGCGCCTCTTCGGCGTCAATCTTGGCGCCGGCAATCGCAATCTGGGCCGACTGCTGAATCCACGCGAGCCGCTCCCTGCCCTGCTGCTCGAGCGTCATCTGTTGGAGCTTCTGCTGCCCCTCCAGTTGCTGCTTTTGCATGTCAATCTGGCCCTTGGCCTGGGCTTCGGCCTGCTTCTCAGCCACCTTGGACTGAATGGCCTGCTTGAGTTGCTGGTTCTCTTGCCCCATCTGCTGCAGCGCGGCCTTAATCTGCGGCGGGATCTGGTCCTGTCCGTCCTGCTCCGCATACTCCGGCGGGGTCACGATCTTGGCAATCTCATCGCCAATCTCGCCCAGATTCTTCAGCTTCACGGCCAGCCCGAGCACCGCCCCCGCCGCCTTCGGCCCGGAGACCTGCGCAATCATCTGGAGATTGCTCACGAGGGTATCGGTAAACGCGGCGCCCTCGGCTCGCTGGCTCTCGAAGGCCGGCCCCTCGCTAATCGTGACGGTATGGTCCCCCGCCACGCCGTTCGGCATGTCGCCCTTGCGCTGCATCTGGGGATTGTTGATGCTGACCGTCTTGGCGTTGTCCTTCGCGTCCCGCACCCCGACCTCGCGGGGCGTGTCATACACCTTCGGGATCAGGTTTTCGACAATCACCGCGCCCTGGTGCAGCATCTCGTTGTAGTGGTCGATGAAGTGGAACGAGCCCTTCTGCTGCGAGCTCTCAATCTGCTGCAGCGCCACGCCGGACTTGTCATTGCGCCGCTGGGCCTGCGTCGGCAACGGACTAATGCCCATCGCGGCCTGAATCGCCCGCCGCGCCGACTCCGCGCCAATCTCCAGATTCTGGATGAACGGCTCGTAGGGGTTCCGTTGGGGAAATTCCGGGGGTTGACCGGGCATGCCGTCGATGAACGCTTCGACCTCAATCACGGAAATAGGCTCGTGGAGCGACTTCGCCAGGTTCGCCAACTGATCAGGTTTGAGCGAGCCTCGCCGCACGAAGTAGGGAATCTTTGGGGTCATCCCCACGAGTTCCGCCTGACACGTCCGGTAGTAGCAATAGAGCATGTAGGGATCGCGGGCCAGCCGCGTCATGCTCAGGATCTTGCGCTTCGGGCCCGACCCCTCATCGACATAGATCACCATCCCGAAGCACGACACAAACGGGATGTATTTGCCCGCCCACCGCTGCCGCTTCTCTTGCCCCGGCTTCTTCAGAATCTCGACCCCATTGGTCAGATACATGCAAACTTCGGGCACTTGCTCCTGCCGGCGGTCCACGACCTTCGCGCCGTTCGTCGGCATCTGCTCGAGTTCGTCGGTGTAGAAGCCCTGCGTCCGACCGTCTGGCAGTTGCAGCAGGACGAGTTCCTTCGTGACCGGCTCAATCGCCCAGTATTCCGCGACCTGCACGCGCTCCGGGGTAATCCAGGCCGGGGCCTGACTCACCACTTCGGGCGTGAAGTTGGTTACTTCAGCCTTTGGAAACTCCCGGCGAAACTCCTTGATGCTCCGTGACTGCAAGTAGAACAAATAGGTCTGGTCGCTTGAGGACGGCCGCAAGGCGTCAGGGTCCGACAGCACCAGATCCGGGTTCTCGATGCTGTCAATCCAGAGGTCCTGCACGAAGCCCTTCGGCTGATACTTGGTGTTGAACCGCAGCCAGCCATAGGACTGATGCACCGCGTTCTGGAAGGCCGTCGTATAGGCAATCTGCGCCTGCGAGCGATACTCAATCTCCCGCATCTTGCCCTGGTAAAACTCAGCCGTCTGCGCGTTCGCGCCGTTGCCCGTGGGATCAAACTTCGGGGCTCTGGGATTGGCTCTGACCTCGTTGATCAGTTGGTTGAAGTATTGGTGCAGTTCATCCAGGGACAGGCAGACGCGGCCGGCATCTTCACGGGCCCGGCGGTCCTTCGGGGCCCACGGGTCCCCACCCACCACCCGCATGTCCTCTTTGGCGGCATCACGGATCGGCTTCCACTGGTCGAGCGCATACGTATAGCGCTCACGGAGCTCCACGAGCAGGGCATCATCCTCTGCGGAATCGCTGGATTGACGCGCTGGCAACGGGCGGCCGGGATTCTCAGCCATCAGGACTCCGTGACCCGCAACCGTTCAGGCAGCAAGGACTCCACCAGCCGGCGCTCAGCCTCGGTCAATTCGACGTGGGCCACGTAGGCGTCATATTCGGTGCGGGTCTTGAAATGCTGCGAGAACCGGGAGAGGCGAGCCGTAAACAGGCTGCGCGGGAGGGTGCCGCCTTCTGGGCTACGCGGATTCAGTCGCGCCTCACGCCCCATTACTTCGCTTTGTGCAGGAACTTGCCGAGGTTCTTATGCGGGTGCTGCTGCGCCCGCCAGTCATAGGCATACGATTCGTGGTTCGGGTCTGCCGCGGGCTTGGCGGCTCGAGCCTTCTTGACGTGCTCAGGCTTGCCCTTCTCTGAGCCCACCGCGAAGTCATGCATCTGGTCGTGGGTCATGGATGACCGGATCTTCTCGGCCATCGGGAACGTGGCCCCGTGCTCCGCGGCTTGCATGAGTCGTTGCTGCGCTCGAGACTTGGCGGGCATGGCTACTCCGGGGAGATGTGGATCTGCCGCAGGAAGGCTTTATCGTCGCGGGACAGCTTCAGCAACTGCTCGACCGCCTTGGCGTAGATGGCTTGCCGTTCGTCAGGACTCATGGCCGCTGATCTCCACCGTGCCCACGCCGTCAATGGCTTCCCGCTTCACGCTGATGTGCTCCTCGAGCCGCACATACCGGCGCTCAAGGGCAGCAATGCGGGAGTCCATGCCGTCCGCAAAACCAGTCACCCACGCGGTTAAGTCAGCCACTCGCTGCGTTAATTGCTCAACCTGCGCAGCAAGGTCGTCGCGCTCTTCAACCTGCAGCTTCGCCGGCTGCCAGGTATCCGTGGTCTTCAGCGCCTGATAGGGGTCCACTGGCACGGCAGTATACACCTGTTCTACGTCCAGCCGACGCGAGGTCGATAGGGCTGTGCTGCAGCCACCGCTTCAGGCGTCCGCTGCCGCGTGGCGAGATACCGGAAGGCATCTGCCCCATGGCTCGCCCAATCATGCACCGGCACCGCTTTGAACTCGTTCAGGCGCGTATTGTAGTCGCGCCGGTAGTGCTGCAATGCCTCAAGCCCCGCCTTGCACCGCTCCGCATCGAACCAGCACCGCGGCAGCAGCATCCGAGCCGCGTGGATCCCGTCCTCGAGGTCCACGTTGGGGCAGACCTGAAAAGTAATCCCTAAACTCCGAGCCGTCTCGAGCCGGCTGCGCCCAGAGGCCATCTCCCGCACCTGGATATCATGCGGCGCCCAGTGCTTGCCGTAGAGATACCCTTTCTTGTCGAGCACCTGCTTGTAGTGCGGGAAGCCTTCCCCGCTGGATTCGTAGTAGTCAATCAGGCGCACCTCGCCCGACCGCAGCGACTGGCTGAACCAGATGACCATCGCATCCCCGACACCCAGGTCCCAGTCCGTATCCACCGGCACCGTCGGCTCAATCGGCACGCTGCAGATATGTCCCGACGCACGCGCCGCTTCGAGCTCCGCGCTGTAGATCGCGCCCTTGATGCTGGCCTCGAAGCTGTTCTCATACTCCTGCTGGAACTCGTCGGCCGTCATATCCTTGCGGGCCGCCGCCAGTTCATCAGGGGCGATGATGCCCGTCTCGCTCGCCTTATGGCTCGAGAAGAACCACTCCGGATCCGCCTTCGCCTGCTGGATCACGTCGTAAAACTGGTTCTTGCCGGCGGGCGTCCCAAGGAACAGCGCCCATCCCTGCCGGTCACTGAGCGCCGGCCGCAGCACCTCGCTGAACACTTTCGGCGGCATCAGACCGTATTCATCCAGCACCACGCCGTCGAAGTAGAGCCCGCGGAGACTATCCGGATTGTCTGCCCCGTAGAGCCGCACCTGCCCGCCGTTGGGATAGGTCACGCTCAGTTCAGAGATGCTGACCTTGCAGCCGGGGATCGGGCTGGCGTAGTGCGTCAGGTAGTCAAACGCGATGCTCTTGGCCTGGGTATAGGTCGGGGCCAAGAAGCCGAACCGGGGCCGCTCCCGCTTGCACTCGAGCGCCGCGACTTGCAGATGGTTCAATGCCAGCACGGTCTTGCCAAAGCGCCGATGACAGACCACCGCGCCGAACCGATGCGCCCGCATGCCCTTGTGAATGGCGAGGTGGGCGGGGGTCCGTGGCTGGTAGGTCAGTTCGATTACCACGGGATTTTCAGCACGATTTCAAGCGGCCCGCCTTCAGGGCCCGTCACCTGCACCTGTTCAGCGGGCTTGTCGAGCGCCCGGTTCAGCAGGTCGGTATACGCCTGGACGCTGGGATCCTTCTCCCAGACCTCGATGATTTCCTCGTCATCGCCCAGTTTGACCTTCGCCATGGCTTCCGTGACGCGGATGAACTTGCCGCTGTTTTTGTGGCGGGTGACGAGGTATTTGATGCCCTTGGCGTTGGCGACCTGGGCGTTGGTCATGTCTGCGAGGTGGGCACAGATCATCCGGCGCAGTTCTTCGCGTTTCAGCGCCTTGTCAATCGTGGCGTGGTTGGGCGTGCCTTTCGCCCGGCCGCCGGTCTTGGCTAAACCTTTCGGGCGTGCCATAAATAGATTGGATAGAAACTATACACCCTCAGTCACGCGGATGCTGAAGTTCTTCGGTGGCAATGGACGCCTCACGCTCAGCCTCTTCAATCTGCTTGGTCAGCATCGCCAGGCTGCGTCTGAGTAAGGCGTTCTCCTGCTGGAGACGGGAGACTTCGGCGCGTAACTCGGCCAGCATGGCATCCACACAAGACGCTCGATACCAGTCATCAGTCGATCCCCATTGGTCTCCGTCTTTGCCGTGCATCCAACTGACATTTCGATACGGCACTAACGAAGATCGCGCGGTGGCATCATTGGGGACGCTTGTGCCAGCCGTTAATCTACCTTCCTCTTGTAATGCGGCTAGCACGCGGTCGGCGTGCGGATCGCAGCCGCACCATGGCCAATCACAGTCCTGCGGAGGATCCGTCAGACCTGCGGCTTTCACCTTACAGATGAAATCAGCCTTCGGGCCTCGCGTGGTGGCATCGTCGGACTCAATAGGCTTTCGACCCTCTTTCTTCAACAGCCTATCCAGCGTATCGATTTGGCCTATCAAGTCGCTGCGAACCTTGCGGGCCTTCCCAAACCACAGGCTATTACGCCAGATTCGCATCGCTGATGCCGAAGGTGGGATTCGCCGGCAATCCTTCGAAACCATCTTGATACCCCGCCAATTCTGCGGACGCGATGGTTAGGACATCGGTAGGGAGGCGTGTGGGGGTGTCGTCAGGCTCACTCATGATCGGATTCGCTTTCGCGCCATATCTTCAGCCGACGCAAGCTGCTTCTCGTAGACCTCAATGATTCGTTCTCGTGCGGCTAGTTCCTCGCGGAGACGAGAGACTTCGGCCAGCAGGAATTGCACGTCAGTATTGATGTCGGCCTGATCTTGCCACCGCTTCTCTATCTCATCGAGGCGTGTGGGGGTGTCGTCAGGGGCGACGGGCGGCTGACAGGCAGCGTTGATCCGGTCGTGCAGCGGCTTCGCTGAGCAGGCGCACGTATCGTCACCGGGACAATCGGCATCGTGCCACGGTCCCCACTGCTCAACTACATCGCGGAGCACCTGTTGCGGGGTGTCGTCAGGCTCACTCATTGTCTCTCCTGAATAGCTCGATACGTTTTCGGCTGATTATCGATCCGTTCAGCTTCTAACTCCTTGATGCGAGAGCGGAGACGGGAGACTTCGGCGCGTAACTCGGTTAGTTCATCAGGATAATGCACATTCCCATCCTCATCTATTTCGATGACCTGCTCAGATGGGAGGCGTGTGGGGGTGTCGTCAGGGGCGACGGGCGCGGGAGTCTGCACAGCCAGATCGTCTATCCAGTAACGCCGTCTGCCGTAGCGGTCAGACCGAAACGAGCCGTCCTTCAATGGCGTCACGGTGTAGGGCTTGTGCTCATAGCAATACTCGCCGCCTCCTGTTGTGCAGCCACATTCCTTGCAGGTCGGCGGGGTGTCGTCAGGGGGGCGGGACGCGGCGGGTGGTATATTGTTGATCCTCGCTTCGATACCACACTTCGGGCAGTAGCGCCGGTCTACGTCTATCGACACTCCACAACATTCAGTAGTCAGTTGAGTTGGGGGGCGGGACTCAGACATCAGCTACCTCACTACTCCACAAATCGTTCGTTGATCAATTCGTCTGTCTCGCCGTCCTTGATGAGCACGTCATATTCGTAGATCGCACCGTCAGGAAAACTCTCGCGCACGTCCTTCCGAGCCTCCGCCAGTGTGGCAGCGCAGCAATACACGACGGCATCATCTGGATCGCCGCCCTTGGCTCGACCATCGTAAATGACGAATTGCTTCCGACTCCGCTGTTGGGTGCTCATGGGTCGGTCCTCTCGGTGCCCGCCGCCGGGAGTTCAGTCCGAATCCCGTCAAATCGCACACCCGTTGCCCGCGCTAAAGCAATCTTCGTGCGCTCGATGGCGAGGACTTCCAGATCCGCCATCGTCATTCCTCGCGTGCGAAAGTTCTGCACGAGGAGACGACCTTCGGGCAGCACGGTAATGGTGCCTTCCTGAAGAATCTGCTGCTCTGGGCTCATGGCTGCTCCTTGGGGCCGTCGGCCTGCGCGAGGGCGGCTAATGCATGCCATTCAGGTGATCCATACGACGGCAGTAAATGTTCCAACCGAGAGAATGCCGCCTCGTGCTCCTCAAACTCCTTCCTGACGACGTTGTAGGCGTCTTCAGCGTTCTCAGCCACAGCCAGCCGCATCAAGAGAAACCCATAGGAACTACGAATCTCACTCGCATCCTTCAGCAGCGCGGGCAGCGCCACGAAGGCGCGGGCGTCCCCTTCCTCGTTGAAGGTGGCAACCACGAAGGTATCTGCGTCCTTTACGAGATAGCCGCCTAATTCTAATTTCTTCACGGTGAGCGGGGCGGGTGCTCGAAGAAGTGGAAGTTACTCCGACCTTTTTTCACTCGCGTCACAATCGGCATCAGCGCCGGCACATCACCCCAGAGGTAGAAGCTTCCATAATGCCACCGCGCGCGCCCGACCCACTTCTGCGCACCGACCACGTTCTCCACCACTAGCGGAATAAACCGGCCCGCGGCCTCCTGCGCTTCCCGCTGAATCCGAAAACACGCCTCAAAGAGGCTGTTGTCTGGAGGCGGCAGCGCCTTCGCTCGCTTCCACGGCATGGCCCGATACGAATAGGCTTGGCATGGTGGACTCGCCACGATCAGATCCGCATCCTTGAACTGCCGACCGTGAATCGTCAGCACGTCTTGGAGCACAAGCTGCGCTGGATACCGCTGCTCACCATAGACATGCTGTTCACAGTCGAAGCCCACCACGTCGTAGCCCTCCGCAAGCAGCCCTGCCGTCCAGCCGCCGAGTCCACAGAACAAGTCAATCGCCAGCGGCTTCACGTCTCCAGCCCCCCTCGGTCAGTGCGGACGTGCGAGGGGATGGCCTCGGATTCATCACGAGCCGCTTGGATCTGCTTGACGGTGCGACCTAGTGCCTGCTCAAAGGCCAACACTAGCGGAGCCGGGCGTAAGAGTTCCGCTTCCAAAAAGATCACCGCGTCTTCTAGGTCCGTGACCTTCACGAGCACCATCGGGGCATTCGACATGTCCCGCACGGCCCCGCCGCAGAATAGGCACCGCTCCATCTGCACGCCGTCCCGGTAGGTGTCAGCCACGTAACGCTCCTATCGCCAGCAAGGCGCCATTCGGATCCCAGACGGTAGTCACGGGCCAGCCCGCGTCTTTTGTGGTCTCCTGGGCCAACGTTGAGCGATTACGGCCCTGTTTATTCTTCACCTCAATCAGCAGCAACCGATAGTGGTAGCAGACGAGCAGATCCGCCACGCCGGCACCGCTCAACCGCTCCACGAGCGCCCCGACCGCTTCAAGGGCATCCACCACCGCCGGCTCGTTCGCGTCCCGTTTGCGGACTTGCCCCACTCTCATAGCCGTGCCGTATCCTGTAACTTGCAGCACGCCCACGTCGCTGCACACCTCGGATTATGCGGGCAGGGCGTCACATACCGCGGCTTCTCGACCACCGGCAAATACTGCATCGGCTGCACCAGAAACAACCCCAATGGATGCTTCCGCTTGATTACAAGGTAGTTATCGGTCTCAAAGTAGCCTTCAAGGGCCGAATTCATCTGCGCCATCGTGATCCCCGTCTCCCGCAGGTGCGTCCCGAGCTTCCCGAAATCCAACGGACTCAGGATCAGGGCGCAGGGCACGCCATACTTCTCGGCCCAGAGGGCCCGATAGGTGTCAAAGACCTGGGATTCAGCCATGACTAACCCAGAATCTTCTTGAGCAAGTCGGTGAACCGCGCCATGTGCGGATGTTTGTCTAACAACTCCAGCGCCTCGTCCACGTCCTTAATCAACGCCTCATAGCCTTGAATGGCCGTGATGTAATGCGCCTTTGCATCTTCAAGCCTCACCCGCTGCGGACGTTTATCTGACCCCAATCCGTAGGCACCGCCGATCGCTTGCCCAATACCCGCGAGGTTCTGCATTCCCAGCATCTGTTGCAATTGTTGTGGCTCCAAGAAGCCTCCCATTCCCCTACCTCCTACTATCCTGAGCGGTTTGAGCCTTGAGTAAAGGCAAAGCACTCCCCTGTGCTCATGCGATGCCTTTGACAGCCATCCCTCGCGGAATCGCCCGTCGTTTCGGCAGGAGGCTCACGGCGGATGGCCTCCCTGTCTCAGACTCTCTGCCGGCCGCCCGACACCTCACCACGCTCTGAGACTCACGCATCCACGTTGACAGCTCTGGTGCCCGGTTGCTGTCCGTGTCGCCCCACTCCCGGCTGGTTATCCCTGCCAAGTGGGGCCGCAAGGAGTTCGGCTCGAGCCGCCTTGCTTGAGGAAGTTGCGAACAGGTTGTGGTGTTGGTAGAATCGGGTCCAGTTCGAACGAACCGGGCGCGATGTTTCAGCATCACGTCTGACGGCTCCAGGATTCCAGCCTTGGAGCCGTTTTTATTTACCCGCATAAGTTACGCCTCTGCTCACGCGGAGTCAAGCCACAAGATGTAGGTGCCGGGTATTCTCCGCACGACCCGGCGCGTGCTGGCGACCACCTGCATCAGTTGCACCTGAGCAAGGTTGGAGAAGAGGTGCCGGTAGTCTCCACGCGACCGGCGGCACGTCCAAGCGCCGAAGGACTCTCCTCCCGTAGCGCGGAGCTTCTAACCACACAACACATCGAACCGGATCAGGTTCTCATTAAACCCGATGTCGTAATATTCGATCCCGCGCACCGAGACACCTTGCCCGCTCACCCGCTCACAGCGCATCGCGCCATGCATGACGATGGGCAGTTCGCCGTAGGTCGCGTTACCCTCTGAGACCCGTTTAGCCAGCGCGGCCGCAATCGGAACCAGAAAGCGTTGCTGATCAATCCCAGTATGATCAACCGTCGGGGGAAAGCGTCCATCCACCGTGAACTGGCGAATGAGTCCGGCCTCTCCGATTAATCCCCCATGCACCACGCGTCCCGGCGCATATTGACTCAAGAGGCGGGCAATCTCGTATGTCATGTGCCGCAGGCCGATAATGGCATGTGGATCAAGGGCGGGCGCGATGATGCCGGGCTCAGGAAGCCAGAGCGCATCCTTGGGCAGCAGGAGGCCGGCCGCACCAGCGATTAATGTGCCAAGGAATCCGCGACGATTCATAGCAGCCGATACTCCGTAATCACGATATTTGAAGTCTGAAGTTTCAGCGTTCGCTGGCGGTTTTCCACGACATACCCCAGCTTCCGCAGATCCCGCACCCGTGCCGACCACCCCGCATACCCGCCGACCTGGGCAATCTCCCGCCCATCCACCCACTGCCCCCGGTGCGCGTCCAGCAGGGCATAGACCCGTCCTGTCAGGCTCGTGGGGTTCAGGGACTTGGGTGTGAAGGACAATTCAGTCTGGGTCATACATCACCATCACACGGATCGTCTGTTCTGGGGCATCCTGGCGCGTTCTAGGGCCCGTATACGTGTTCGCCTGCCAATCGATCCGCGGCGCCTCCGTCCACCCCTCCGTGCTCCCCCGGTTCGCTAAGGCATCCAGCCACTCAGGGGAGACGTAGGACGAACGGGAAGGGAACCACCGCTGCAGGAAGGTCAGCATCAGCGTCCTTTCGCTTTCGCAATCGCCTTCTCGGCGTTGGCGCGGTAATCGGTAAAGATGCCCTCTGTTGTATTGATGATGATTTCAAGGGCGAAGAGGAGATCGGGCGCGGCGGCAAGCAAGCGTAGATTAGCAGCACGTTCCGCCTCCCATTGCACCTCTTCCGCTTTCGATAGACACTGGTTCTCGTCGCACGGCCATGTGGCGCCGATAGAGCCACCGTCATCGTAGTCATGCCCGAGGCAGACTACATGCACGCCATTCGCCGCATGAATCTCGCCATCCTCAATCGTCCATGGCCCCGGCGTATGGCTCACTGCCGCCTCGCTTTCGTGAACGTGAAGGACCCCACCGTGCCGGCAATCACGAGGTCATACGTATGCACATCCGCGTGGCAGGTTGAGCACAGGAGCAGCAGATTATCCGGGTTGCTCCGCAGGCTCTTGGACTGTGACCGTTTGACCACATGATGCACATGCCCCGCTTGCGCCACCCCGCTGTTACTGCGCCGCACCCGCCGCCCACACGCCCGACACATCGAGCCGTCCCGCGCCCAGACCGCCACAATGGCGTCCCGCAGCTTCTTGTCCTGATCCCGCTTCTGGTCGATCCGGTCCCGCGTGGGGGTCACTTTGGGGAACATCATGCGGCCTCCGTATCGCCAGGAAGGGGAATGTTCATCCCGAACTCCGTGGCGGCCCACCGCACCGCCCACTCAATCAACTCGGTAAATTGCGCCGTCGTCATCTGCGACGAGCGCACCTTCGGCAGTTCCCCGAGCCGTTCATCCTGAATCACCCCGAAGCACTTGGCGACCAGCGCATAATGCACGGCTTCGTGCTCGTGCTTGTCGTAGCCGGTCTCCTGAGCAATCAGCGGGACGATGATGCCCCACCACAGCCGGTTTTGCTTGTCGCTGCGCTTGTTGTAGTGGCGCTTCACGGTCACATCCACCGGCTGCCCTTCCAGTGACTTGAGCCAGCCCGAGCGTTGATACCGCTCCCGCGGCTCGAGCACGAGCACGCCCTTCTGCACCACGCCGTGAAACACGGGTATCACCGCAGCCCTCGCACCGCTTCGACTTCCGCATCCACTTCAGCTAAGAAGGTCTCCACCGAACGCTGATACGCCGCCATGTCCAACGTCGAGGCCTCCACCCGCACCAGAAACGTCTGGAGATGGGCCGGGAACCGCGGATCGTAGGACATGAAATCACACCATTTCGCGCCCGTCACCCACAGGTTGTGTCGGACTTGGGGCAGGTAGTCGATGGGCAGAATGGCCCCGCGCAGATACTTGAGATGCGTGGCCGACTTCGGCGCCTTGAACTCAGTGATGCCCTCAAAATCGCCCACATGCCCGTCTAGCGAGCACCCGACCATCAGGCGCTCATGGCTCAAGAAGCCTGTCCGCTGCGCCACGAGGCCGGTTAAAGCCTCGTAGGCGGCAAACGCGGCCGGCTCCTGCTCAATGCCCCAGGCCATCGCCGCATTCACAAAGCCATCTTCCTGCACGCTCTGTGTGAGCCGTTCACACACAAGCTGGACACGGAGGTCACGGCGGGCTGCTGCTTCCCCCGTTTTGATCACCGCGAGCATGTCCCCGGCCCTCGAGCCGGTCAGGCGACCCAGCCGCGCCCGGAACCACTCGGGCGACCGCTGCTCAGCCTCGCAGACCGTGAAGGGACGCGCGGCGATCATCGGACCGCCTCATCCACGACACGCCCAGCCCGCGCCTTTAGCAGTGCCCACTTCTGCGGGTCAGTGCTCGTGAGATGCTGCCGATATTCCGCCTTCGATGTCTTCCACGCCTTCTCCAGACGCGCCGTCCCCTCGTCAGCGACGAGCGCGAGGTCATCCAGCCAATCAATAAAGCCGGCAGGATTCTGAATCACCGTATGCGCCTTGACGCGGTTCTGGGCTGCTTCGCCGTCGTCGTCTTCTGGTGCCACGCCCGCGAACGATTGCAGGGCATACCGACGCAGATAGGTAATCGCTGACCCCACCGATTGCGGACTGGCATCCTTGACCTGACACGAGAGCGTTCCGGCCATCCACTGACCGGACGCATGCAGCAACCGCGTCTCCACCGTCACGCCGGCGCCAAACTCCGTCGTAATCGTGATCGAGGGCGACTGCACCACCGCCAGCCCGTGCTTTGAGAGATACGGCACACAGGCCGCACGGACACTGGACAGGTCCGCATACTTGCTCTTGAAGAACGGATTCGCGCTGTCCTTCGATGCGCCTTCCATTTCCGCTTGCGCCTTCGCTAGTGCCGCCGCCAGGTCCCCGATCTGCTCTGAAGTCGTCATGTCTGCTCCCTTGCCAACCGCTCTGCGGCCGGCGCGTTAAAACGGTGATTCCAGGTCGTCTTCTTCGATGATGTCCACGCCGAGTTCCCAATCATTGCGCCGAGCATCAGCAGCCTCGTCCTTCGCACAGTCGTCCTTCTCACGCGCACAGTCGGGGCAGAGTTCGTCGGCATCGTAGCCGGTCACTGCGTCAGGAGGCGCATACCGTCCGCAATTCGGGCACGTCATTTGAACTCCTTCCGCACCTGATACCGCCGATAGGCCACCACGATCCGGTGTCCTAAGATGTCCACCACCGCCAAGACGGCCAGTAGGAAGGCGGTCGCTGAGCCGTAGTAGAGCCAAAACTGCGCGGTCATCGCATCACCAGATCCGTCGCCAGCTTCCCCGCCAGCGTCGTCAGGCTCATCACGTCCAACTCGAGCCCACGCATCGACGCGTAGATCGCCATCACGCCCTCGTAGTTGCCGGCCTTGGCTTCAGCCTTCAGCCGCCGACGCAGGTCGTCCAGCCCCACCGCAATGCGGAGCACGTCATCGGAGGTTGCCGCTGTCAGTGTGTTTGCCATACCGACATACTAGCAAGTCCAAAACGGCTTGTCAACACTTGATTGCAAGTTCGTTTTCAGGTAGGCTGAAGGCTATGAAAGTGACTGCTGCGATGCGGAAGGCCGTGTTTGAGGAAGTGGGCCGGAAAGGTGGGCATGCCCGCCGTGATGCCCTGACGCCAGAGCGCCGCAAGGAGATTGCGCGAGACGCAGGGAAGGCATCCGGTGTCGCCCGCAAGCGAAAGGCTGAAGCCGCCTAGTGACTGACGACGAACGCGCTGAACTTGAGACCCTGCGAGCCGAGGCCCGCCTCTTTAATGACGCGCTCTATGCCTCCGTGCGCGACTACCAGATCCTCGAAAAGAAGCTGAAGGACGAACGCGCCGTCTGGGAGGCGCTACGCGACTTTTCGAAGGCGTTTAACCTTTAGGCCCCAATCGTCGCTAAGACAATCTCCACTGCCGCCAAGCTCGCCCAGACCACCGGCCGATTGAGCACGTCCGCCGGCAGTTGGCTGTAGAGCTCCTCCAGTAAGGTCCGCGTAATCTGCCCCCAGGAATGCCCCGAGACATCTTGGGCAATCGCCACCTGAGCATCCGAAATCGCCGCGAGGATGCCCAGAGACGCGTTTTGCGCTCGCAGGATGGTAGACAGCGCCCCAAGCCCGTTCGTGAGCGCCGCCGCCGCCGTAGGCGTTAGGATGGGCGGGTTCTGGCCAGCACACCCGATACTGGAGACAACGAGGGAGGCGCACAAAACGAACACGGGAGCGTATTTGGTCATTTCGATGCCTTTTCCAGCCGAGCCACGCGACGGATCACCCCATCGAGCAGATCGCTCAGGTTCGTGACCCGATGGTCAAGGGTTCCGGCGCGGTTCAGGATGAGGTCGAGCAGGGACAGTTCACGCTTCTTGGCCGCTCTCAGGTTGCGGCCGGTCAGATCAGCCGGATTCTTGCGCTTCATTTAGGCTCCTCGAAACATGGGGAACTTCTGATCCAGTTTCGCCAGTAACTCGCCGGTATTCTGCAAGGCGCAGATCACCGCCGTCGCGCAACCAATCACCAGGACTTCCCGCATCTTGATATGGTCGAGCACTTGGATATTGACGACTGTCCCGGCAATGCCGAGGCCCGACGTGGCGAGCACCGACTGAATAAACGCCCGTCCCGACCGGATCAGGATCGACATGATCGGCGTGATGGTCTGATAGATGATGTTCGGCTCATGGTCGGGCGTCGGAATCAGCCCCATCGCCGGTTGATCATCCCGCCGCACGCCGCTGAGCATGACGGTCTCGGTCGTGCTCGCCATTAGAAGAAGATGATCGACGCCAGCCAGCACGCGAGGCCAGCGGCAATGAGGTTGTAGCGATTCGCCGGCACACCGAGCGCCGCGAGCAGTTCACAGACAAACGCGAGAATCAGCAGCACGAGTTTTACTGAGGCCATGAAGACTCCTTGAGAGCGCGTTTCCGATCCGTGATCCGCCGCGTCCACCGATGATGCCACTTCGGCCCCAGCCGCCGATCCCTCACGGGCCGCAGCCAATACACATCCCCATTCCGTCGGCCCTGCCCCCAGCACGGCCGTAAATCGACTTTCGACCGAGGGGGCGGCACCTAGACACGACGGAACACGGTCAGCCCGACCGATGGCCCTGGCGCGTCTACAGCCCATCCGGGGCAGGGATCCGGCGCGGGCCGCTGCGTCTTGACCTGCGTCACCCAGCACAACGGCTCGATGATCTTGCCGTAGGACCGCAGTTCGATGTCGTCGCTATGGTGACAGGGCGCCGGCGCCTCACCCGGCGCATAGGTCCAGTGACACCCGCCATCCCCGCGCTCTTCCCCGCGCATGAACGGCTCGACCTGACACAGAGGCGGCACCCACGCCGCCGCGGCAAAGAACGCCACCGCACAGGACCGCTGCACCGGCTGCCACGGCCGGGACAGGATCCCGCTATCGGAATGGAACGTGGACCCTGCGCCCTCGAGCTGCGCCGTGGCCGCATAGTCCGCAAAATTGCGCGGCGCCGTGTCCCGCTTGCCGTCAATCGCCTGCTCCGCGGCGCCCATCGGCTCATCGGCCACGCAGGGCACGTTCGCAATGAGGCGCACGTTCAGTAAGTCCTTGGCGCGACGCATCCATTGGTCCGAATCCCGAGGGGTATGCACCGTCACGAAATCCCCAGCGAAATACCCATCCCCGGCACCGGTCGCGATCATCACGCCCGGTCGTCGGATCGTGAGGTAGAGGTCGTAGGCTTCCGCGTCACCGCCCGGCAGGTTGCTGTGCTGACTCGGCTCGTTCGCCACCTCGAAGAACACATTCGGCTCGCCCGCCAACGTATCCACGACCCGCTGGGCATGCCGTTCACGATCCCCCGCATCCGGCAGGATGTCGCCGCTGTCCGCGAAAATCACAAACTCAAACCGGACCTGCCAGTGGGACCAGAGATACCACGCGAAGGGCTGGAGTTGATCGTAATAGCCAGGCCAGTCGTCCGGATGGAGGCGGGCAAAGCTATTCACCATGCCCAAGACCCGCATCGTATTGGGTCCCGGCTGCAAAGAGAGGTAATCCGCCAGCACGGGATCCACTGCGGCCGGCCCACCAATCAGCCAGAGCAGATACAGCAGGAAGCACGTCGCCCCGCGCCACGGCCAGATCGCCCCGGTCTCATCGCGGAAGACCACGCCGTCAATGTGGATCCGCCCCACCTGACCGGCGCCCCCACCGCTCGAGCCGCCCAGCAGCAAGGTGCGCCTAAGCGACATGGAACCGCCGATGGTAGAACCAGCAGGCGAGGCAGTAGACCAAGCTGCCTTCCAGTTGGACACACGCCCAGCGGTGACAGGCGGCACAGGGCGTCATGGCTGCGTGAGGCCGGCGCCCAAGATGACCGAGCCGGGGCAGTTGTCCCGATCCGGCGTCATCAGCAGGTTGCCATTCTTCACGGTGAAGTTCGTGAACCCGCTGACCTGATCCGGGGCCACCGCCGCTAAGCGGACAGGCGTCTCCGTGAAGAAGCAGGCGAGCAACGTGGCCGATCCCCGCGGGTAATGCACCTGCACCTTCCCGGCAATGGGGTTGCCGTTGGCATCCAGCGCCACCCGGAGTTGGTCTTGCAGAATCGCTTCCTCGTAGCCAATCATCGATACCACCCGTTAATCAAAGGGCAGCGCCCCTTGCCTTCGCTGGAGATGCACGTGCTCCGTCAAGTCGCCATGCGCTTCCAACTGAATAAACCACTCGTCCGTCTCGAGCGCCAGCCACGCACGGTTCCTGGCACTCACGTCTTCCGGCGCTTCGTCCGCGAGCTCCCAGAGAATCGCCCGCATCATGTCGGCCTTCTCGACATCATCCAGATCATGCGACCGCAAGTCTAAGGCCAGCCCGCGGGTATGGACATCATTGATCGGATGGCTGTCGGAGCCGCTCGTCACCGTGATGTCGAAGGAACTATTCATCGCCACCCGGTCCACCGCCCCGAGGAGTCGTGCCGTCACCGCCGTCGGCTCAATCGTCACGCCCGCCTTAAACCGCGTAATCATCGGTGGTCATTCCGCCGCGTCCGCGCCATCGGCTCCCGCGCCATATGATCCGTGAACCACTGCCACACCTGATCCATCTTCAGTTCCAAGCCGCTCAACCGCCGCTCGACCGCGTTGTAAATCTTGATAAACCCCGTAATCACCACGACCAGTTGCAGAATCGTGCCGAGGGAAATGGTCCATTCAATTTGCGGGATCACGTCGCCACAGCCGACGGATTGAGATTATCGACCGGGTAGCCGGGGAGGTCGTTGGAATCGGCATCCTGGATCAACACCTTGAATGCCGGCGTCGGCGTCATGTAGATCGGCCCGTCAGACTGCCCCGCCGCATTCGTGACGATTGGCTGCGTCCAAGCCGTGGTCAATGTGTTCTCGGTATAGACGGGTAGCGGCGTGGTGCTCCCGGCCACGTAGAAAAATACTTGGGCCCCAACCAGCGGCGTCCCAGGAGCATCCGATGTGGGGCGCGTGTCAGGCACATACAGAATCGGATCGCCGAAAGCCGTTATGGCAGCCATGCTAGTATCCTATGCATGAGATTAACAGACTATACCGGCCAACGCAGGGGCCGACTGCTTATCACTCGCAGAATAACCGGACCACGCGCCGATGAAGTCTATTGGGAAACACGTTGCGACTGCGGACGAGTATCCCATATTACTAGTCGTATCTTGAGGATGCACCGCACGAATAGTTGCGGGTGTCTGGCCCGCGAAGTCACAAGACGACGCAACCTTAAACATGGCCTGACGAAATCGTGCGAATACCAAACGTGGCTGCGAATCCGGTCGCGCTGCCATCTCACGTCGAACCATGCCTATGCACGATATGGAGGCAGAGGGATTATCGTCTGCGAACGTTGGCGGAATAACTTTCAAGACTTTCTCAGAGATATGGGGCTGAGACCATCCACGCAGCATTCGATTGACCGTATCGACAATGACGGTCCCTATAGTCCAGAGAACTGTCGATGGGCCACTCCGAAAGAACAGGCGAGGAATACACGTAACAATAAGCGGTTCGGAGTCTATCCGAGTCTCACTGCGGCGGCGGAAGCGGCCGGAATGAATGCGGGTACCTTCCATAGCCGACTGGAGAGAGGCTGGACGCAAGAGAGAGCCATCAACACACCAACGGGAAACAATGGCGGGAAGCGTAGGCAGCGCTAGGGCACTCATTTCTGCTCCTCTGTCTGCTGTTGGCCGAGGGACGCGAGGGAGCCGCCCACCGCGCCCGCCACGGCATACTTCTTGAGAATGTCGATCAGTTTGTCATCAAAGACGACGTAGTTGCTGGTTTGTGGCTTTGCTGGAATAAACTCAAACTGAGGCGTCAATGGACCCATGCCCTTGAGTTGCTTCTGAATAGATGGCACAGCCGCTTCAGCTTCGGCTCGAGTCGGAAACACAAAACTACTCACCGTATGCCCATCTGGAGCCACCATTGAGAGCGTGTGCCGATCTTGCGCGACGGCTCCACGCGAGCCTTGATCCGCATAACGCACACCGGGAATACCCGCATCCCGCAAGCGTTCCGCTGCAGCCTTCTGCGCTGCGGTCATGTTGCCTACTGCTGGATCCCAATTCTTGACAGCTAGATTCTGCAAGGCTTCACTGCCCGTGACATCCTGATGCCGACCCGGAGATAAGGAGCCGCCATGCTGATCAAACCATGCGCGGAATCCAGCCTCGTCGTCAGCCTGCACGTAGCGGAAGCCTTGATTCATCACGTCCCGCGTGCCAATGTCTGCTCGAGCATCAGCCAAGACGCGAGGCGACTGGAAGAGTTGACGGGCTTGCTTTAACGTCGGATATTTGACCGAGCCAATCTCCACGCCGAGCGCCTTAAGCTTCGCTTGCACCTTCGGCGGCTGCTGGCTCAGGGGCTTATCCCAGTCTAAGAACTGATCGGGATCCGCCTTGATGGAGACCTGATAGGTTTTACCCTTCTTGTCTAAGATGGCACCAATCGCGTCATAGGCCGGCTGCAGTTCTGGTGGGACGTTCTGCGGCACCGTATGGGACAGACGCGCATCCGTAATCTCCCCCCGCGCTTTTCTCACATTCGCCCAGGTGCGATGGGGCTCTGGAAACGCATCCAGCATCTGCTTCGCTTCCGTATCCGTGATCTCTGCCAGTTGTTGTCGATATTGGTCCGCAACCTGTGGATTCTCCGCAAAATACAGCCCGTGCCCGTAGGCTTGCGCCCCTTCCCCGGTCCCGATCTTCTCCAGCAGGAACTTCTCGAAATCATGCGGGCTGCCGTGATACGCCTGAATCTCTGCCGCAATCGGCGTCGGCATCGGGCCTGCCCCCTTCAGCCATGCGCCAATACCATAGGGGTCTTCTGCCGCCACGGATGCCGGTCGCTGCGCCCCGCCCAGCACCTTCCGCGCAATGCCGACCAGCGACGGGTTGAGGTCTTCCTGATACCGTTCCCCCACCCGTGCCGGCCCGATGGTCTGCGCCTTCTGCATGGCCTGTAAGGGATCTGGCGTCTGCTGCACATGCGAGGGCAACGGCTGCACCTTACTCAGCGCCAGCCGGATCAGCGCCTCACTCGGCGGGGCGGGGCCGGTCATCTTGATCCGCTGGCCGGTCGCCGGATCCGTCACGAGGTAATCCGGCATCTATTGCGGCTCCACGCGGTAGGGGCCGACCTGCAGTGCCTTCTGTTGGCTGTCCGCTTGATCCTTCGGGCTGTATTTGCCGATGCTCAGCATGAGGCTGCGGGCCAGCCCTTGATTGCCCGTTTCAATGGCTTTGGCTAGCTGCATCTTCCGGCCCGCATCAGCCAACTGCCATGAAGGCTCAGCCGTGACTTTTTCCAGCCACGGCTTGACCACGCTCAGCACAAACGCGGCTTTCGGGCCAATCAAGGCACCAGCCGCCGCTCCAGCCGTGCGAGCGCCACCAGTGACACCACTCGGAGGCGTCGAGACCTTCGGGCGTCCTTGCGTCGGGTCGAGCACATCATCCAGCGACTTCCAGAAGGTATATTCCGCATTCGCAGCCGCCGACGCTGGGGAGCGTTCCGCGAAGGCTTGCCGCACCGCCGACCCCGCTTCTCGAGCCGCCCACGCTTCATCAGCCATCGTCTGATTGCCGGCGCGTTCGTAGCCCTTGCCTTCCGCCGCTTGCCGGTATTGCTCGTCGCGGAACTTCTTCAGGTCCGAGAAGGCCGACGACGGATCGCCATAGACCTCTTGCGCCCCACGCGCATTGAGGATGCCCGATTGTTTCGGACGGGACATCTCCGCGAGTTGCTTAATGCGGGTCTGTAAGGCCGCGACTCGTCCTTCGGCGCCAGCAATAGGCTTGCCGTCCACGCTGAGCGACGCCACCCGACGCTGGAGACGGTCCACGATGGTCGCAGGCGAGACTGGCGCAGAGGTGCCGCCCGCCTGCTCAATCGCCGTGTCCAACGCTGTGCCGGCGTCGTGCATGCCCGCTTCGGCTACTTGCTGAAGTTCCAGCCGTCCACCACTCAGGCCACGCTTGAGCACATCAGGCGCCAAGGCTTGCGCGATACCCTTATAGCGAGGATTCCCAGGTGCCAGCACCTTCTGGGCGACCTGTTCTTCGGCGCTACGACGCACCAGATCCGCCGACTTCGCTCGCGCTATGGGATTATCGAAGGCCCCGGTCTTCGCCCGTGCCGCAAGCGCCGCATCCGCCGCGAAGGGAGCCACCGCAGCCGTGGCCGACCCCAACCCGCCAGCCACGTCGCCAGAGGCAATCTGTTCGCCAGCATTCGCGGCCATTGGTCCCAGCAGCGGGATGGCCGCCGCCACGCTATGCCCGACCATCTCAAACGTGCGGCCTTGCGCTTGCGCTTCTTTGGCCTTCTTGTATTGCTCCAGTTGTGGCCCGACTAAATCGCCAATTGTGGCGATGGGACTCTGCGTCAGCGCCTTCTTGACGAATGGGATCGGATTCAGGCCAGCGACAAGGTTGCTGCCGAAGCGTTCGACCGCGCCACCTTCAGGCTGTGCTGGCATGTTCTCCGCTGTGCCGAGGGCTTGTGGGAGGGCATAGGCGATATACCTGTTAAATCCGGCTTCATCCAGACCATTCGGGGCGTCTTGAAGCACCTTCTGTCTGATGCCGTTAAACTCGTCTTCACTGAGCGTCCGAGACTTCGGCGGCGCACTCGTCATCCGCAACGAGACTTCTGTGGGTTGCGAAGATGCCGGGGGCTGTTCTGGCCCCTGACGATTCGACAGCAGCGGCGTCTGTGCTTGCGCGGAGACGGTCTGACTCACATGATTGGTCAGCGTCTCTAGCGCGTCCTGCACTTTCTTGCTGCTCGATGATAAATGCGACTTCACATAGTCATACGCATCCACGACCGATTGCGGCACATCGCCCGCCTGCACCATCTCGCCAACCTTGGCGATGGTCTGCCCGATCTGCATGAACGGATCAGACAAGGCCAGATCCCGGCCCATGTCGCGCATGTCGTTCTGGGGCATTACTTCTTCCCCTGCTTTGCCTTCAGGTAATCCTGATAGGACGGCACCGCAGAAGGAGCCGCAGGAGGCGCGGCGGCAGGCACCTGTGACGCATACGGATTGTTCTGGCTGGCCCCAGCCACGCCAGTATTGCGGATCGAGTTCTGCCGAATCTGGACATTGCTTCGCGCCAACGCCGTCATCTTCTTGAGGACCGACTGATCCCAATCCTCATCAAGACTCGTCTTAGCAAGTTGAAACGCCTGATCCGTCGGGGAATTACCGCCCATGTAAACACTAGCAAGATCCGCCCGCACATCCGCGATCTGCGTCGAAAGCGAGTTCGCAATCGCCGCCGCGTCTTTGCCGTAGGCGCCGCCCTTCGCTAAGGCCAGATTCGCCTTATTCAGCAAGGGGAAGCGTCCCGCCTTCCACTGATCGGCAAGGGCATCGACGGAATCCAGTAACTCTGGCAGCGCATTGATAGACTGATTCAGCTTGAGTTGCTGAGGCCCGTTGAGTGTAGCGATATGCTTCTGCGTAGCCCGCCAATCCGTGAGCGCAGCCGTCTGGTTGTAGCCCTTTCGAGCGAGTTCGGCCCTGACAGGACCAGCCATACGATACAGGCCCGTCAACTCAGGTGGTTGATCGCCTCGAATAATGGCGTCAGCAATCTCTGCGGCATTCGTAACATCGGTAGGACTTCCGCCAGCGGGCGCTTGCGGAGGAATCGGCTTCACACGTTCGGCAGCATTCGGGATAGGCTTACCATCTAAGTCGAACACTTTCACGGTCGCTGATGGATCAGGGTCAACCTGCACAATCGCCCTTTTGCCATCAAGGAGCACGCTTTCGCGTTGCAGCGATTTCTGAGCCGCTGGAGCCTTCGCCTTCGCCTCATCGATCTGCCGCAAGGTCTCCACCGACTGCCACGCAGTCGGGGTCTCTGCTGTGGTGCCCTGTGTGGCCGCATCCTGCCGCAGTTCGATCTCGTTGGTGAAGGGCTTCTGCGCGGCCCCAGATGCCTGTGGCGGATGCACGCGGTCGAAGATGGCCTGCGGTGTCATGCCCGCCGCTTGCCCCGCCTCAAAGGCATTCGTAATCGGCTTCGCGGGCTGCGCCCCATTCTGGATAATCGCCTTGAAGATGTCCGCCGGATCATGGCCTTGGTTCACCGCCGCCATGAACGTATCGACATCGTGCGCGTTCGCCCCGCCGTTCACTTGCATCATCTTGAGCGTGGCCAAGGCGGTCCCCGGCGTCAGCGGATGATCCGGCGTCACGCTACTCATCACGTTCTGCGCCACCCGCACCTGATGTGCCATCTGCTGCTGGCGAAACTCCTGGTTGCTCTGGTTGATCGACTTCAGCGAGTTAATCGCCCGGTCCTGAATCTCCAGCGGCACGCCCGCATTCGCCATGCCCGCCTGCAGCTTCGGTAAGGTGGTTTCGTCAATGTTGACGACCCCATTCGCATCGGGTTTCATCAGCCCCTGATAGATCCAGTTCGCATCTTTCTCGCCTTGGATATAACGCGCTCGCTGATCGGTCTCCTGCTGGCGCTGCTTCGTCTCCGCATCCGCCAGCTTGTATTTCGCCACCTCGCCGGGAATCTGCCCGAGGCTCTGCAGAGCCCCACCCCAAATCTGGGCGCTATTCGCTTGCGCTCGCGCCTGCGCATCGGCCGCATGCTGCAGCCCTTCCGCGCGGATCTGCCCCATCTTCAGGATGGTCTCGGCAATCCGATCCGCCGCCCCCACTAGCTATTCCCCGTGCTGGTCGCAGACAGACCGAGCTTGCTGAGGTCGAGCAGGTTGCCCGTGTTCTGCTGCTTCGTCTGATTCTGCAACTGCGCCAGCGGCAGATACCCGAGCCCCAGCGCCGCCTGAATATTGCTCTGCCCAATGGCCTGCTGGGTGCGCTCGTTCAACAACGTGCCCTTCGCCGCCGCCCCCGCCATCATGCGCCGGTTGTTCTCATCCAGCGCGAACTGGATCCCCGGCATGTTCATGGCCTCTTGCTCTGTGGGCACCGTCGCATAGAGCGACCCGAAGCCGCCCATACCCCCGCCGCTGCTACTGTTGCGGGCATCGCCTTGGCCGTAGTAGGTGCCACCCCACGCATCGCCCTTCGCGTTACTCTTGGCAATCCAGTTGCCGCCGCTGTCGAGCACCCGATAGATCTGCCCGTTGATATTCAGGGAGTCCATGCGGCCATATTCATCCGTGAGGCCGGGCTGCACCTGATACCCCTTGGCCTGCAACTGCGCCATGAGCGCATTGATGGCCGTATGGTCTTTGTTGTCGTTCGTGTTGGCACCATTCGGCAAGCTGGGAGCCAGGGCCTGAATATCCGCTTCGACATTCCCGCCGCCGCCCGTTCCGGCCGCAGGCGTCGTCGGCGTAATCCCGGCGTTCGGATCGGCGGGGTTGATCATGCCGCTCGTCGCGCCGAGGCTGCCCAGATTCCCCGCCGCTTGCGGAGGACTCCCGGCCACGGGCTGCGTGGTGCTGATCGGACTATTCGAACCAAAACTCCCGGGGCGCAGGCCCATCTGCGCTAATGACCCTTGCTGACTGCCGGCCATCGGATCAGTGGAGATATACGCCATCAGACTGCCTCCCAACCCTTCCCATCCCACTTGGCTTGTTGGCCGTTAATCATGCGCACCTCGCCGGGTTGCGCCGCCACACTGCTCTGACTCAGGCTCTGCGCCGAATTGGCCGCTTGCGTCCGTGAGTCAATCGCCTGCTGGTTCGGCGTCAGGTTCGGCATCCCCTGCGGTTGCCCCTGATACGCCGCCAGATCCCCCGGCGCCACAAAACCCGAGGTCGATCCATCAGGATTGCGCGTCGGATTCTGGATGCCCGCCGAGCCGAGGCTGAGCGGCGGCGGGGCAATATTCCCCGGCGTCACGCCTAAGCCGCTCCCGAGGGCCGCTAAGGCCCCGGCGCCCATGTTCTGATACGGGGCCACGGCCTTCAGGGTGTTGGCATATTGCTGCTTCTGGAAGGCGAGTCCCTCTTCAGCAGCTTTCAGTTGGTCCGCAGACCCTTGCTTGGCCGCGTCGGCCTGCGTCTTCGCCGCTTCTGTCTGCCCATGCGCCCCAATGGCCCCAGCGCCCACCGTCGCCGCCCCCGTCGCCGTGGCCGCCCAGACCGCCGCCGGAATCGCTGCTAAAGGCATAAGACATACTCCTGCATCGGCACTTTGACCCCACCATGCGCTTCCAGCAACTGCGCAATGTCATCACGATCAGCGCCCGTCATCACGCTCGAGGCCCCAAACGCCCGCACGGCGCGTTTCATCTGCCGCCAGAGGCGCACGGCCACTCCGACCTGCAACCGATGCTCAGGAGCAATCCAGAGTCCTTCGGCATGCACCATGAGCATCGCGGCCCAACAGGCCACGACCGCGCCGGATTCATCCTCAACCACAACGACCTTCGCAAAACTCGGCGCGAGACGCCCAAGACCCGCTTCCAAACCAGTGCCGACCAACTTCGGCCATTCCTGCCACGGCAGTTCTCGGCTGGTTAGCATGAAAGTGTTACCGAAGTATACGCCTGCCTCATTTCGCTAACCCATATAACCGCACGATGCCAGAGGTCAGATTGCCACTCGCCCCGATGACCCGCATCGCATTGACGACCGAGGTCGTCTTGATGTTGGCGCCCTGCTGCCCCGCCGCGACGACCGTGGAGGCATCCCACCACGTCGAGAGACCGACAATCTTCTTGTAGGCGCCAGAGTTCACGTTGTAGATCAGCAGACTCCCAGAGACGCCGGCGTCAGGAGTCGCCGTGCTGAGTGAGTTCCCATTCGACAGCGAGATCGCACTGTCGTTGGAGTTGCCACCCGCCGCCCCGCCGCCCGACGACCAGCCCCAATAGGCCGTGTAGTAACTCGTGCCGCCGAGATAGGTCGCGCCCCCATCAATCGACGCCTGCACATTGAGGCTCGAGCCGTTCGTCAAGACATCCGACAACTCAAAGCAGTAGTCGTCATAGGTCGAAGAGAACGCCGTGAAATTGAGCGCCGCCGAGGATGACGCCGTCTGACTATCCAGCAGCGTCCACCCCCCGCCGCCACCCGATCCCGTCGGGCCCGTGGGCCCGGTCGGTCCCGTCGGTCCCCCGCCCGTCGCCCCCGTGGAGCCGGTCGCGCCCGTCGGCCCCGTGGGGCCCGTCCCTCCGGTCCCGCCGGATCCGGTCGGACCCGTCGCTCCCGTGGGCCCCGCAATCCCCCCGCTGGGTCCGGTCGGTCCCGTGAGACCGGTGACGCCGGTCACGCCCGTCGGCCCCGTCAAGCCGGTGTGTCCCGTTGGACCGCTGGGCCCCGTCGCGCCCGCCGCACCCGTCGGGCCTGTGGACCCACTGCCCCCGCTGCCGCTTCTCGTGGAGAGCGATTGAAACCAGAGATACCACGGGCGCGTCACCAGATCGGACTTCTCCGCGATGGCCTGCGTAATCGAGGGGAGGGCCGTCGGATTCGCCATTAGGACGTGCCCGCCTCATAATCGACCGTGAAATCAATCCACGAGACAAAGACCGGATCGCTCGAGGTCAATTCCACCACCGGATTCCGCGCCCGCCCGAGCCGATTCAGATACGCCCGCGCCGTATACTCCCCGATCTTGCCCGTCGCCATCTGGAGCTCGTCGTCCCATGTCGCCCCGCCGTCCCGCGACAACCGGAACATCACGATCGGGTTGTAGCCTTGCACCGTCGCCGCGGTCCCTGAGAGGCCATTCCCGGCCTGCATGATCAGTTCGACGCGACGGATGAAGACCCACTGATTCGCATTGAACGGCAGCGCAAACCGTCGCAGCCGCCGAATCGGGTAGGAGGTCGAGACAATGGGCGGCGTGCTGGTTTCCGTCACCAGCCACGTCCAGCCCACGTTGGAGTTCGTGGCCGTCGGCGTCACCGACGCCACCTGCTGCAGATCCAAACGGTCGGTCGTCAGGAAATACGACCCCCCCGCATCGGCACCCTGGGACAGCAGATCGCTATCAGCCATCACCAGCGTCGCGGGCGTGCTTATAAACGCTTTCCGGGTCACGAAGCTGCGCGAGGCGCCGGCCCCGGGCACATCGCTGAGATTCACGCAGAGCCGCGAGAGCGTAAAGCCATCGAGCGGTCCCGGCAGACTGATAAAGTATTCGGAGACCGGAAACCGATCCGGATTCGCGGAAGGCGTCGGGGCGGCGACCGTCGTCCAGGCCCACCCGTCGCCCACGCTAAAATCCGTGGAGCCGTCGGTAATCGGATTCCCCGCATCAAAATTCAAGGCCGACTCGCCGTCAAGGTCGGCCGTGACCGCCACGGACGCCGTCACCCGTGAGACGGTTGGTGCCCCACCCGCATATTGACGAATCGACAACGTATCTAACACCGCAAGCGGCAGGCTCAACGCCACGAATCCGGTCGTCGCCAGATCACTGATCACGAGTTGCGTGTTGACGGTGCCGCCGCTGCCGTCCTGCAGCACATTATTCAGCATCAGGGCGTAGGTGCGCGACTGGCCCATCCCCGGCGCCACCTCCATCTGGATGTCTAACCGGCTCAGCGTGCCATTGAGGGGCACCACGCTATGTTCGGTCGGTCGTCCCACGGACGCATCACTCGACAGCGTGAAGCCGCCGCGCCCATTAAAGGGGGCACACCCCAGCGGATTGGAACTGTCCAGTTCGCCCGCCCCATAGGACGAGACCGCGTAGCCGCTTTCGCCGTCCGTGTCGCTCTCAAAGGTGAGAGACCACGCAATCAGTGGCCCGTAGTTATTGAAGCCGAGCGTAATGTCCCCCTGATATCGAGCGAGACAGACCCGATCCCCGGGCGCGACCGTGGCAGTATGCGTCGTGTCCTGCGCCGACGAACTATAGCCACCGAGCGCCGGCCCAGCCGCCGGCACCGTGACCGTTAATCCTGACGCGGCATTGTTGATGAACACTTCAAAGACCAGATCGCCCCAGCCGAGCCCGGAGGGATTCTCTTCAGGCGCCACGACTTCGACATAGAGATGCTGAAAGGTGCCGGCGACGGACCACGGATGAGACATCTTGAACCGCTGCCCGTCGGGGAGGTCGGTGCCATTGCTCCAGGCATTCCCCCGCAACGGCGCCACCACCGGATAGGTGTCGGGATTGTCGGAGGTTGATCCGACGTTGCCCCACGTCTTGCCGGTAATATATTGCTTCACCCCTTGATCTGCTCCTGCAGATCCGCTGACAGTAGTGGCAGGACTTCTTCAAACGACACGCCCGACCGTTCACAGAGCGCCCGCACTTTCAACAGACGCATCCGCAGATTCCCGAACTTCTCAAGGCTGCGCTGGAACCGATCCGCAATCTCCTGCGCGTTCATGTCGGGGCCACAATCTCATCGGTGAACCGCGACATCCGCATGTCGTAAATCGCGCCGGAGAGACGGTCGCCAACGAAATGGGCTTCAAAGCAGAAGACATGCGAGCCCACCACGTGCGGCTCCCATTCGGCGGTCGTCGTGTTCCAGATCGCCCAGTTGACCCAGCGATCCATCGTCACGTCATAGAGCCACGTCCACCGATTCTGCGGTTGAATCAGCGCATAGAAATAATGGCCGTTCATCTGAAACGTCAACGCCTGCCCGTCATCGCTATATTGCTGCAGATCCTGCTCCACGCCGAACGTCGAAATGCGCGTCGGCGTATAGCCCTGCGCCCGATAGACCACCCGCGCCCCATCGACGTTCAGCCCGCACCAGAACAGGGTGTTATCGAGCCGCTGCACCGAGAAGGCGCCACTGGTGCCCTGCTCAATCACGACCCCGCTGACGGGCGCGAAAATCTCCGACGCCACCCCCGTGTTCACGTACACTTGACTGGTCTGCCCCCCGAGGAACCAGAGTTCTTCGTGGATCCGAATCATCGCGGCCAGGTTATCGCCGGTGGACGACCGTTCGGCCACATCTAACGGATCCCACACGAGTCCATCTTCCAGATTCGACCACGAGAACGACCGCGATCCCCCGCCCTGCAGCGCCAGGAAATACCCGTTCAGGAACTCCACCATCTTGCAGGGGTTGGGAAAGTCGGGATCCGTCACCTGGGTAAACGTATTCGTCAGGGTGTTGTAAATGTAGCCATCGCCACCCGAGGAAAACAGGATCTGATTCCCCGCCGAGCCATTGCTCGCAAACGACACCGGGCGCCCATCATTCGTCACCGGATAGGTGGTCCCGATGGTGCCATCCGCAAAGAACTCACCGAAGAGCCCCCCACCGACCGCGAAGGCCCGCTCGTTCATCGTGAAGAGCCCGCGGATGGGCTGAGCCGGCCACACGAGGAGGGGATGAATCCCCGGCGTGCCCTGCAGATAGCCCGGCGCCTTCGTCCCGCCACCGGGCTGCGTCGATTCGACGAACTCGTTGATCGTGCGCCCGATCTGCGCCTGCGGACTCCGCTCCGTATTGGAGCCGTCCACGAAGCCGGGCACCGAGAGGCGAGGCATTAGCCGACCCCCATCAGCGGGAGCAGATGCAAGGTGCCCGTCACCGGCGTGGATCCCACCGCTTGCGCATAGAGGGCAAAATACCCGCCGCCAAAGGGGAAGCCACCCATCAGGCGGGCACCTCGACCAGCGCCGCGCAGCGCTGCTCCACGAGCGGAATGTAGTCGTAGTGCCCCGGCTGCATCGACAACCGATCCGGCGCCCATGCCGAGGGCAGATCCTCAATCGGCAGGTCCAATCGCGTCTGCGGATAGGCCAGCCACGTCATGATGCGTTCGGTCTCCCGCTTGTAGACGTGGTCTTCACCGTAGACCGCCCGATACTGCTCGAGCACCTGAATGGTCCGCTTCGGGAAGATCGAGCCCCACCCGAGCAGCGCGATGCGGCTCTTCGCATAGGAGGCCAGATGCGAGGGCTTCATCGCGCAGGTAATGCGATTCGGTTCCGCCGCCGCCAGTAGTTGGGCAATCGGGGCCAGACAGTCGTCATCCTGGTAGTAGAGGTAATCGTGCTGCGCCTTGGCGAACAGGTCCTGCTTCCGGTGCGGGCTGTCGCAATGCGTCAGGAACAAGCATTCCCCGAAGCCGACGGCCATCACACGGTCCACGATGACCTGCGGATAGACCGCATCCTTCGTGATGAAACAGGCCGAGACGTAACGGGGGTTGATCATGCGCCCACCACGTCTATCGTTGGCAGCGGGAAGATCAGCTTGCCGCCCCGCTGCAAGAAGGCCGCTTCACGCTCAAGAATGAACGGCCGGAAATGCCACGGCAGCACGAGGAAGTAATCCGGCTGCTGCGCATGCGCGTCGGCTTCCGAGACAATCGGGATATGCGTGCCCGGCGTCACGCAGCCGTGCTTATCAGGGTTCACATCCGCAATGCAGGGCAGATCCTCAGCCGTCAAACCGCAGGCTTGCAGCAGGACGTTGCCCTTGGTGGAGGCGCCGTAGCCAAACACGGTCTTGCCCGCCGCACGGAGCGACCGGATCAGCGTCGGCAACTCGACCCGATGCCGCGCCACGGCCGATTGAAAGGCGACGAACCCGTCCGGCGCATCGAGTCCGCGCTGACGCTCTGCACCCAGCAGCAGCGCAAGATTGGCGCTGTCCGCTTGATGATGCGACCCACGATGCGCGAACGTCACGGCGATGGATCCGCCGTTCGTGTCATTCGGCGTCGCGTCGATGATGCGCAGATCAGCGCGATCCGCCATCCACTGCAACTGCGTCAGCCCGTAATATTCCAGATGCTCGTGGCAGATGGTGTCGTAGGCGCAGGAGTCGAGCAGCGCCGGCAGGTAGCTCTGTTCCGTAAACCAGACCCCGTCATCCGCCAGGATGCGCGAGACGGCTTGCATGAACGCCAGCGGCTGCTCGAGGTCGTAGAGCATCGCAATCGAGGTCACGATCCGCGCCTGACGTGGGCCGACGATACGGCGGTAGACGGCCTCTGAGAAACAATCCGCCACGGCGCAGAGATGCGGCAGATAGAAGGGACTGAATTTCGCCGCCGTGGGATCAATCCCCACAAACGTCTGACCCCAGTTCTCATAGGACCCGAGCAGCGTGCCGTCATTGCTGCCGATATCCAGCACCACATCACCGGCCCGCGTCGGACACCGCCGCTCGAGCGCGGTCGCAATGCCCGCGAGATGCCGCACCATCGAGCCGTTCAGCCCAGACCGATAGCCGTAGTTCTCGCCATACATCAGCGAGGGCGCGTAACTCTGCCGCAACTGCACCAAGCCGCCATTGGGACACAGCACGAGCTCCACGGGGCCGCTGGGCACCTCCACACCCGGCTTCGGGAAGATGCCGGTCAGGGCCATCTCGCCGAGGTCAAGCAGGAACACGAGGTCCCGGCTGCCCGTCATGCGACAGGCGTCAATCTCCCGGTAGACTGAGGTCACCGGACGGGATAGGGTCGCAGTGCGGGCCATGTTTTGGTGCTCAGAAAATGAAAGTAGGCAATCTCTCGCCCGAAGAAGCCCCGCCACGCGGGGTAATGCGTCAGCGGCGCAAAGTCATCGTTAAAGCATTCGATCAACGCCCCATCCGGCGCCAAGGACAGATTGGGCGTGGGCTGATGCTGAATCAGCCGGTCGTAGCTATGCACCGCGAAGTAGGGAGGATGGCCGAAGCGAATCTGCCCCGCATCCGCGAGTTGCCGGACAATCAGATCGAAGTAAATTTCATCAAACCCGAAGATCGGCCGCCCGTTAACGGCGAACATCTCCTGCCAATGCGGGACCTGCCGATAGAGCGCATTGATCCGCGGCTCGTTCTTATAGAGGCACCACAGGCTGTTGACGTGGTGGTGGTCATCGGACCAGAGATCATATTGCGCCAGCGTCTCATCGGGCAGGAAGTGGTCGAGGCGCCCGTAAAGCACATCCCAGTTGGTGATGCTCCAGTAGTCGCAGTCGGTCAGCAGGTCTGCGAATAACTCCCCGAAGGCCGGGTAGTAGTCACTGAGCAGCTTCACCGGCAGACCGTCCGCATCCAAGAAGTTGCCAGAGTCCACGCCCGTCGTCGCTTTGACTCGCGCATCGAACTGCGAGAAGGTCATCGGCACAATCTCGACGTTCGGGCTCTTGGATGTGTAGCCGTGCGGCGTGAGAATCTTCCATGACCAGCCATAGGGCGCGAGGCTGCCGATGTGCTCCAGGTATTGTTCCGTCCACGGGAAGGGCGGCCCGAACTGGGGCAGCAGGAAGGTCTTTCTCAGCATGCGACCTTCCGGTAGCGCACCCGCAGGCTCTGTGCCCGCTTCACGCCGTCCTCTTCGACTTGCCAGTTCAGCAGGTCCGCGCTGACCTTTTTGAAGCCGCCCTGAATGCCTTCGAAGGCCCGATCCTTCGCCCAACGGTGGGAATCCACATCGAAGTGTTCGAAGACCTGGGCATTCCAATGGGAGAGATGGCTGGGTGATCCGTAGGCATTCCGGCTGCCGGCATTCGGCACGTAGTGCTCCATCACGCCACCCAGCACGAGCACCCGGTTGACCTCGTTGATCACTGCCACCCGGCGCTCCGGCGGCAGATGCTCGAGAAAGTCTTCCGAGAAGACGTAATCCACACTGGCGTCATCCAGCGGCAACGGTTCGGCCACGATGTCGCAGCGCGTAAAGAAGCTGCTGGGCACCGCCGGCGCTTGCCGGTCCACGTTGACCCAGCCGGGGAAGATGCGCGCCCCACACCCCAGATGCAGCCGGGAGAACCCCGACAGCCACTCGCTGCGCCCTTCGACGGCCCTGAAGTGCATCGGGTTGACCCGCAGTTGGCTCTCATAGCAGATCAACGCCTGGAGTTTCTGCTGATACTCGGGGCGCGTCCATTCCACTTCCGTCGTGCCCACGGGCTGCAGATCGACATCCCGATACTGACTGAGCTTCTGATAGGTCGCATAGCAGCGCAGCTGATCGGTCCCGAAGACCGCCGCCGCGGAGAGGCTGACTAGATCATGGTGGGGATGCCCGCCCTCGAGCGCGGGGGCGTAGACCGTCTCCACATCCGGCAACGTGCCGAACGCCTCGATCAGCGCCGCCATCGTCAGGCCGTCATCCGGCAGACCGAGGCGCCGCGTCTGACAGCCGAGCACCGCATGGGCCTTCTCGGTCTCTTCCGCCCGTTCCTCCGCGGAACAGCCGGTCTCGCCACGCGCCGGCTGCACCAGTGAATCCGTCACGACCACCACCGTCGGCTGCTCCCGTAGGCACGTCACCGCCGCAAAGAGTGCCGAATCGTCATCGTGGGGCGACAGCAGATACTTCATGTGCGCAGAAAGAGCACGCCGTCGTTATCCGCCGTCTCCGCCATCCGCTTCCACTGATCCGCGTTCTTCTGCCAGCGGGGATTGTTGGACCCGTCCCCTGCCAGTTCCGCCATAAACAGCACCGCTTCCTTGAAGCGGGGATTGATGATCAGGCACTGCACCAGCGCATCCCGCGCATCATCCGGCATGTGCAGCGCCCAATAGACCCGCGACATCGTCAGGAAGGCTTCCGCCTTTTCCGCAAGGAACCGCGACTGCTGGACGTAGCGCCCGAGCATGACCAGGGCTTGGTCATACTGGCCACGGTAGAAATACTCGCGCCCGAGGTAGAACCGCTCGCGGATGCAATCGGGCCGATCCGCCACTTCCTTCTCCAGAATCCGCATCGAGCGCAAGGGATCCAGGGTATGGGCGGGCGAGTAGCCGTAGGTCAGCGTCACCGCGCCCACGTCTTCACCCATGACGGAGATATGGTTGTGAATCGCGCCTTCCCACCAGACGTTCGGGGAGCGCAGAAAGAGCCGGGGGAACCAGAAGTGAGACGGTGGACCAGACTCCGCCGTCATCTTGACGTTCACGGCCATGAACCCCTTGGCCGCCGCCTCGCGCACGGCGCTGAACGGACAGGTCAGGAACTCGTCCGCATCAATGGACAGAATCCAGTCGCCCGTCGCCTTGCTCAGCGCATGGTTCCGCGCCTTCGCGAAGTCGTCACACCAGACAAAATCGGTGAAGACCTTGTCGGTGTACTGCTTCGCGATCTCGACGGTGCGATCGGTCGAGCCGGTATCGCAGACGATGATCTCGTCGGCCTCTTTCACGGACTCCAAGCAGCGAGCCAAGACCGCTTCTTCGTTCTTCGCGATGAGTACCGCCGACACCTTCATCTAGCCCACACCCTTCGCCAAGAGCAGCCACTTGTTAATCGAGTTCGCCGTCACATACCGGAAGGACAGCCCAATCGTCTGATTGGTGGTCGTCACCGCCGGCAAGGTCACGCCTAACGTGTTGGCTAAGTATCCACCAGCCGAGGTGCTCCACGTAATGCCTTTCTGCGTGCCGGTGCAGAGAATCAGCATCTCGAGCCACTGGCCAGCCGTGGGCGAGCCCACCGGAGCCCCCATGACGGCGGTGATGGCCAGCGTCGAGAGGATGTATAAATCCGTCGTGCTCGCATCAGGGATAGGCGTCTGGGTCGAGCCTTGCGTGAAAATCCTCGGAATCGCCGGATTGAAGCCGGCGCCCGTCGAACCGGTCGGACCTGTCGGGCCCGTGGGACCCGTCGGTCCTGTCGGGCCACTTGGGCCAGTGGGACCTGTGATGCCCGTCAGAATCGCATTGGAACCCGTCGGACCACTCGGGCCACTCGGGCCCGTGGGTCCGGTAATGCCCGTCGGACCCGTGGCACCCGTATGCCCGGTCGGGCCCGTGTTGCCATTGCGGCTGAAGTTGAAAACACACGCCTCAGTATTCGAGGGCGGGGAGACCCCGGCTTCATAGGCGACCAGCACCTCATTGAAGCCGGTTCTGGCGAGTTCCGTCGAGACCGTGAAGGCGTTGACGTTACTGCCCAGGTTGCTCTTGATGAACACGTAGCCGGGGTTGGACTGCGCCGACTGGAACACCGCGCCCACACTGTTCCCCGAGGCGTCGGTGTTACTGAGATACATCGACGTGACATTCGCCAGCGTCGGGCTGTTGTAATTGAAGTTCCCACTGCCAGGATCCGTGCTCGCCGTAGCCGTGAGGAAGTTGTAGCGAAGCCCGCCCTTGTCGCCGGTGACGCCCGTCGGACCCGTGGGGCCTGTGGGGCCGGTCGGGCCGGTGAGTTGAGCGGCCGTGCCTTGCGGACCGGTCGGACCGGTCGAGCCCGTAGGCCCAGTGATGCCCGTCGGACCGGTCGGGCCGGTGGGACCGGTTAATTGCGCCGCCGTGCCCTGAGCTCCCGTCGGGCCGGTGGGTCCGGTTGGTCCGGTCAACTGCGCAGCCGTGCCCTGTGGGCCTGTGGGGCCAGTCGGCCCACTCGGGCCGGTCACCGTGGAGGCCGTCCCCTGAGCGCCGGTCGGACCGGTGGGCCCGGTCGGCCCCGTCAACTGCGCAGCGGTGCCCTGCGCCCCGGTGGGACCCGTCGGGCCAGACGGCCCAGTGGGGCCCGTCAGTTGCGCAGCCGTGCCCTGAACTCCGGTAGGCCCCGTCGCACCCGTCGGGCCAGTCGGGCCTGTTAACTGCGCGGCTGTTCCCTGCGCCCCCGTGGGGCCGGTCGGACCCGTGGGGCCGGTCAACTGGGCGGCGGTGCCCTGTGCGCCGGTCGGACCCGTCGGACCACTGGGGCCCGTGACGCCGGTATGTCCGGTCGGACCCGTAATCCCCGTCGGCCCAGGCAGCGCCGCTTCGATGTTCTGCAGCAGGTTGGCCGTAATCGCCAACGCCACCAGATCGCCCACCAGAATGGCGCGGTTGCCGTTGTTCGTGACCGCCCACGGCCGGGCCGCCACCGTGAACACATCGCCGCTCAGCCCCGTGACACGCAGAATCTCGGCGTTCGTGGGATCGGGCATCGTGCCCAACGCCCACGCCACGAGGTCATACCCTTGCGCACCTGGATTCGGGAACCGGGCGCCTTGTCCGGCCGTGACCGTGAACGTCGTGCCAGAGAGCGCCGGGGAGGGCGCGACCGCGACGGCACTGACGGCGAGATCAACGTGGGGATCGAAGGCCATGTCAGTTGGGAATCAGGAAGAACGTCTTGCCAGCTGCCGCGACGGCTGGCTTGAAGACCGCAATCGCCACGGCTGATTCTCCAAACCCATCAAAGGACGAGGGCGAAAACGTCGGCGCCACCGCAGCGGCCGACCCCTGAATCAGATACGCCATCACAATCGAAAAGACCGACCCAAGGTCCACAAAATCAGTGACGGTAAACCCAGAATCCACCGTGGTCGTATTCGTCCAACCCGTGCCCCCAATCGCCACAATGAGGGAATTATTCTGTGCGGGCGTAATCGACGGGCAGTTCGCGTTGGGCACCGGCAGCGTATTAGTCCCTGTCGCGCTATCGAAGGGCACCGCATTACTGCCACTCAACGCGACGACCGTAATCGAGGACTGCGCATCGGGATTGGTGAAGGTGTGCGAGCCATCGGTCACGGGGGCCGCGCAATACCAAATCTGCACCGCCGAGCTAAAGTCGCTGATGTAACTCCCGCCACCGGACCAGCTATTCATCTTGGAATCGGTGGGCGTGCCGGTCCCCGGATTCCCTGAGAGCGCCAAGACAATCAGATCCGCCCCCAGCGTGCTGATCGCCGTGGTGGTCGCCGTGACGATGCCAGAGCCGGATGCATGGGTGAGTAGCGCGAAGGCCATGCCGGATGACTACGGCTTCATCACGCCGACACAGCCGACACTCGACGACGGATTCGGACAGGCCCGCAAGTTCCCGCTGATGTCACCATGCTGAAGAAACCACGTTGTCCAGACCTCCGTCGGCGGCGGTGGAGGTGGTGGCGTGTTAGTCCCCACCGTCACGGTCACGACCAGGAGGGAGGTCACCTGTTCATTCGCGGTCAGGACCCCAGGGACCCCGGCGCCGGTATCTTGCTGCCAGATCGCCGCCACTTTATGCACGCCCGCGCCAAGGATCGCGGGATCGAACGGGGAGGGGAGGAGCACCAGTTGATTCGGCGGGGCGTTGTCCGTCGCGATCAACGTCCCCGCCACGCCGTTATGCAGGTCCATATCGACCCGCGTCATCCCAATGGTGTTCGGCATCCGTGCGTCTGCGATGTAGCTGTAGAGGAAGGGCGTGGGCGCCGTGATCGCCCCGAGGATCGGTGCAAGGATCGGCAGATACGTCCGATACTCCGAGAAGTTCGCGCCGATCTGATCGCCCCAGAGTCTCAAGGCTTGGTCCTGCGTGGAGATCGGTGAGCAGGAGGCCGTGGTCTTGATCCCACCACCATACAACTCGACCTCAGGCTTCGTGGGATCCAGCATCGAGTAGAAGGGGATCGACAAGGCGGCGTCGGTCCGGTCGCCATTCGTGAAATTCGTGCGTGTCTCCAAGGTGACGATGAACCATCCACGCTTAGGGACATCGACCCCCACACCATTCGACCCATCGGCTTTACTCAGATCCACGACTACATGACCGGTGATCGTCACCACCCCGGTGGGGTTGCCGATTAAGGGCAGTGGGCTGTCCCATGTCACCTGACCCAGCAGCGGGCCGAAGAGGCTCGCATAGTTAATGATCGACCCATCCACATGGAACAGCACGAGGTCGAAGGGAATCGTGAAGTTCCCAGTGATCTCGGAGTAGATCGGCGCATGGGCTTCGAGATGGGTGTGACCGAGTGAGGGGGAGATCAACTGGGGGACTTGCGTGCCATCTGGATTACTGTTCGCTGAACGCCAATGACATTGCGCCGACAGCAGCGGCCACGCTGACGGACTCGCATAGGCCGTCACACTGGAGTCATAGGGGTATTGATGAATGGTCTGCGCCTGGGCAACGGACGCCAAATACAGCACGGACAGCGCGGTCAGGAGTGGTTTCATTTAGGGGATCACTTCGACATAGGTCAGCACGCCACCCACCGGCACCCCGGCGGACAAGTTAATATCCAGCGCCTCACCCGCCACCGTCTCAAACCAGCCCCACTCATTCGGGCCGAGCACGAACCCGGTATTCGCAATCTCATAGAACAAGCCCGAGACATCGCCCGCCGTATGGGATTGAAACTTCACATTGACGATGCCGCTGGAGGTCAGGGCAAAGGCCAAGACGCTGATCTTCTTGCCAGCGACCGCTGGGACCTGCGTCGTCGCCCCGCCTGCGCTCGCGGAGACGACGGCATGCTTCACCTCCGACTGATTTGATTGCAGCCGGAAGGCACTGGAGGTCACTTCCGCGACCCCGCCGATGCGGGTCGTCATCCGCGCACAATGACGCGAGGATTCACCGCCGCGCCGATGCGCTCGTTGAGTTGCACCTGGAGCCGCTCGAGCGCCACCCGGGCATCGCGGTAGGCGGCATCGGCCTCCGTGACATACCCGTCCTGCTCGCGCTTCACGGCATCGAGCGCGGCCTGCTTCTCCGCAATCGCCGCCCCGGCGGCACTTTGGGCCTGCTGCAGCGCCTCGGCCTTCTGCTCCGTGGTGTCGAACGCCTCGTCTAACTGCTTGAGTAGATCACTGGAACTGGACTTTTTTGCCACGCGGTCACTCCTTACGAATCTGAGGCCAAGACCCACACATCCACGGCGCCGCTCGTCACCGCCGTCGCAATCCGCACCCGCACCGCGGCATAGACGCCGGAAATCGAAATACTCGTAATCTTGTCAATCGCGGACCAGTTCGCCGTGGCGAGGTTCGCCCACGTCCCGGTATAGCTGGGACTGTGCGCAGTCTCCACGACCACCGATCCGGCGCCAGAGGTATGGTTCCACACCACGTAGAAGGTGGATTCGACGTAGCGCCCGATATAGTCATCCGGCAGCACCGCGACCGCCTCTTGCGTCGTGACGGCCTGCATAATCTTCTGCAACGGAACGAACAGCACAGCCATCAGGACTCCTTAGACAATCTGTCCGTTCAACCAGTTGAAATCGGCGGTGAATCCGCCCTTGCCCGGCGTCATGCCGGGATCCTTCGTGCGCAGCCGTGGAATCTCCACGTTGTTGTCGAAGATCACCGCCCGCGCCTTGCTCGCATCGTTGATCAAGGTCACATCAGGCGGCCGACCAAAGGGCCGCTGCCCTTTTTCCGCCAGCGTCAGGCGAATCGCATCGTAGTAACCGGGCGGCAGTTCATAACTGCTCGTGGTCAGCGCCACATCATCGAGCAGCACCCGCGTCATCAACTGCACCTGATACGCCGTCGAGGGCACCGGCCAGAAGTAAATCTTGCCGTTCGGATAATCCGGCTGGTAATACAGGTCCGTCGGAATGTCCGAGGTCAACTGCGGCACGGACTGACTGAGCCACCACTGGGCATCACGAATCGTGATCTGCCCATTGAAGTTCACCGTCGTCGCCGGCAGGATCAGATTCGCCCCATCAATATCCACCGGCCGCGCCGTGGTCGTAAACGTGCCCGTCGGCCCGATGGTATGCGGGAAGAGATTCGGCACGAGCGTATACGTATCAAACGCGGTCGCATACACGGCGCGTCGATCCGCATTCCAGGCGTTGA